GTTGGTGCTTTAGGCGACCTTAGCTATAGATTTACTGCAGGTTTTGTTTTATAACTGCAGGCCGGTAATAATTACGGCGCAGCTGTTTACTTCGGAGTCGGCATACCAGAATTGGTACCCGTCCTCTGGGAGCTTACTGCTTTTAGCTGGGTCTTCGATTACTTTTCAACCATGGGTGCCTTTCTTGAGGATGTCTTTACGAGTCGCTCAACGAGTACCATCTATGTTTGCGAAGGAAAGAAGTACGTAGTGGTAGGTTCGGCGACAGTCGACCCACCTAAGCCAATTTCGGACCACACTGTCTGGGGAGATTTCTATTCCCAGCAGCAGAAGTTCGAGTTGCACTACGTGTCACGCACTCCCTTAACCGCAATCCCGCTTCGTCAGCTCCGCTTCAAGACCCCCAGAGAAATCACGGGGTTGAGTGGCGAGCTTGGTGACTTTAACCAGGTCGACAAGGCTATCAGCCGTGTCCTAAACCTGGCTTCAGTATTAGTTGGCGGGAAAGCTTATTCTAACCGTATTACATAAGGAGCCTTTCTATGGCTTGGAATATCACCTCACCCGTAACGGGTGCCGCAGTTGTTGGTCTCACCAGTCCCACATACACGCTTGCCGTTGACTCGGCCCCTAACCAATGGGCCAAGCAGCATGCAGTCACCGCACTTGGCGGCACCCAGACGGGTGTCGACGTGCATAGCGTGTCCAAGCCGTTCACCATCACGTTCTTCCGTCCGCAGACCCCGAAGGGACTGCCTCAGGCGAATCCGGTGACCGGTGTCATCAAAGCCATTCCTCGTAACGTGTACAAGGTCGTTGTCCGCAAGGGCGCACTGCCGGCAGCTAATCAAGTGCCGCAGCAGATCTTGATCACCTGCTCGATAGATGTACCGGCAGGTGTCGACACCTACGAACCTGAAGACCTCAAAGCCGCTTGCTCCCTGGCATTTGGAGCGATGTGGCAACAGGCCTCGGGCATTACTGATACCACAGTTTCCGGTATCGCGTAATGGGCGATTTGTGCGAGCGCTTCTTTAGTGTGCTTCTGGCTGTCGCCGAAGCACTACTCGCATTGATGACGAATTGACTATCTGGAGTTAATCCTATGTCAAAGGCAAAATCGGGCTCATCAGCCCTGCCTAAAAGTGGGAGCACGAGAGTGCGAGGCCGAAAGGCTGCGGTGAAGAAGATCGGTGATTTAGACCACTTTTTTAACCTCCTAGTCTTAGATCTGGGCGCTAGCGGTGGCACTGCAGAGGTGCAGTATGCCATCGATCGACAGCTTTCTCGCATGCGCAAGCGTGTCGAGGTCGATCGCCCTGAGTTGGAAATTGAGTGTCTTAAGGATTTCGTCCGCACTAATGCAGAGATGCACATGTTTGACGCTCAATCTTTGGATGAAACTATCCTCGGTGAAGCACGGCAGTTTATCTACCACGTTCTCCGTAAGCAACTCGTCGCTGTTGACAAACAACAGTTCGAGAGAAGCATGCCGGACGATACGGGTAGGTTTCTGTATGAACCACCGGCCAACACTGTGTTTTCACGTTCGTTTATTCTTGATAATTGGCGGCTCGGCCCCAAGGCTTCTAACGGAGTCGAGGGAGTCGGTGTCGTCGAGAAGATAGGACAAGCGTGGACCCACACAGAATCGTGCGAGTCGTACTTACGTGCCATTCGTATGCAAAGCCCTTATCTGATAGCCATTGATGGCATCGAGGATGGCCTGCAGCGAATAGACGGCTCGAAGACAACAGCAATCCCTAAAAATGAAGAAGCACTTCGTATCATCTGTGGCGAACCCTCTGGGAACATGCTCCTCCAGCTTGCTGGTGGAAGGTTCATAGAGCTCGCGCTTGCAGGCATCGGTCTTAACATCCATACGCAGCAGCCAAAAAACCGGCGGCTGGCATGTCGTGGATCGATCGATGGTTCTGTCTGTACAGTCGACCTTAAATCTGGGTCGGACCGCGGTGCGCGGTCAATGATACATAGACTGTGGCCTGAGGAATGGGTCTCCTTCTTTGAGAAAGTAAGGTGTGCTACTACGTACATCCCAAAACTCGGGAAGGACGTGCAGCTTGGGATGATGTCTACGATGGGGAACGGTTTCACATTCCCCGTCATGACTCTTACCTTGCTTGCGCTTGTCTACGCAAATAGGCGTATTAACCACGGCGGACGTCACAACTTCGTCGATTGGAACAGTACTGCTGTCTTCGGTGACGATATCATCGTTCCTACTGAAGAGTACCATACGTTGCGTGAAGTGCTGGAGAATTTCGGCTACGTCGTGAACAACGACAAGTCCTTCTTCTCCGGCCGGTTTCGTGAGAGTTGTGGTGGCGACTATTTCGGGGGTGTTGATGTTACTCCCTTCTATGTTCGCCGTCTCACAACCGAAAGCGACGTCTACGTCGTGATGAATCAACTGCTTGATTGGTCCTCCAAACTCGGAGTTCCTCTAGTTAGATCATTGCGTTACCTCCGTAGCCTCGTCGAGAAGCCGTGCATTGTGCCTGGTTGGTGTAATCCGGACTCCGGAGTACGCCTCGCCCAGGCCCCTCGCCGTTACAAGTACCTCAAACCGTATCCGCTGCAGCGCGAGCTGCTCAACACGAATATTCCACGCCCTTGGGCGCGGGGTATCATGGTGATGCCTCTGGCAATCGGTGGTTTCTTGAACGGCATTAGGGACAGGGAGCAACTTAAGAGCAATCTCCGGGAGGAGACGCTTCTCAAATATGCAGTCCACGACGAGTGGGTTGTGTATAAGTTGCGGGACGCCGTGATCCCAAGTGGTTTCACGGATGGATGGTCCCCCGAACTCGGGGGTCCTGCCGCATCGGCCTACCGCTCGCTTATATGGGAGCTGGCAGGGTTTTAAGCTGTTTGTGACAGCTTG